TCTTCCGGGCACAACTCAAGCACGTCAATCACAATTTCATGCCCGGCTGCCAAGCAGCGATTGAACAGATAATTGTGATGCCATTCGGTGCCCGGCTTCGGCTTGTACCGGGTGCGCAAGTTGGTCGCCAAGCCGTTATAGGTCCATTCGCAAATGCGACACTGACAACGGTAGATCCCGGGTGCGGCTGGCAAGTGATCAATCTGCATCTTCGACCGGATCCCACTCCTCGGCCTTGCCCCGGTACTTGTCCCAGGCCGCACGGGCTTCGGCCAATGTCGGCATGACGTAGCAGTTGGTCCGCTGCCTTATTTCCCGGATGAAACCGGCATGGTCGGGCACTTCGACCGTGATGTTCGGTTGCCCGTGGCGCACCCGTGGCAGCCGGGACTTGATCCAAAGCCCAAAGGCGGTATCGGTGCCGGGCACTGCATAACGGTTGCCAATGGTAACGTCCTTGACGAAGGATTCGTACAGCGGGCGCCGTGGCACGTTGCGTTCCCAGGTCGTTTGATTTTCGAACCACGAGCCACGCTTGAGCACCCGGTACAGCCACTCGTCGCGCACGTCGAGGCTCATGTCTGTCTGTTCGCGGAGTGCTACTGTCTTGGGCACGTTGCGCACCTGGAAGCCTTCCAAGTCAACCTCGCGTAGGAAGTGCAGTAGGTTCTCGCGGCCACCGGCTTCCATTTCCTTGGCCATCTTGTCGAAGTATTCGGTGTCCTGTTTCTTGTCTTCACTGACCCGGAGTATGAAGAACCGGCGCTCGTCGATGCCGGTGCGGACCACATGCTCCTCGTTGGAGGCCATGATCAAGTGAGTGTAGTTCTGCCCGAACTCGACGTCCACACCCTTGCCTTCAATCGGCAGGATGTCCTCGGTGATCAGCGTCTTCAGGGTGCTGTTGTGCTTGCGGTCGCCTGCATAGAACGCCTCGTCCGAGAACATGATCAAGGCGTCGCGCAAATGTGCGTTGAAGTTGCCCACAAGGTGGGAGGCGTTGCTGACCTGGAGGAAGTGCCGCCCGAACAGGTTGCCGAACATCTGCACGAAGAAGCCCTTGCCTGCACCACGGCCACCCTGGAGCACGATGGCAACCTGACCAGGGCTTGCCGGGTACTGCACCGCACGGGCCATCCACTTGATGAGGTAGTCGTAGTTCACCTCATCGTTGCAGCATATGATTTCCTTCACGTGGCGGAGGTAGCCCAAGTGACGGTCGCCCGGCTTGGTCGTTACCGAGAAACCTTTCCAAAGGTTTAAGGCGTCGGGGACGTCAACCTTGTCGGGCGCAAATACAACTCGATCAACCTGGGAACGGTGCGGGTGCTCCAGCCACCATTTGCCCTTCTTCATAAACTTTGGGTTCCCGGCTGCATCCTCGCCGATTTTGATCCGTTGGTTCATGTACCGCTTTTCGAAGTCGGGGAACGACTGCTTCTTCAGTCGCGTGCGCTTCAAGCCGCCAATGTCCTCTTCCTCCCAGACCACAAGGCACTTGCCGCCAAAGTCGCCGATGACCATGAACTTCTCGTTCATCTCCTGGAGGTTAGGGTCGATCACCCATTCCTTGGCGCTCGCAATCTGCTTGATGGCATACCGCTCAGCGTTCGACTTCAACTCAACCACACTGGCAGCGATGCCGAACTTGTAACTGAGCACACCGTTCGCGTCAGGCGTTTGCTCCGGGTCCGTGATGATGCTGAAGATGATCTCGTCTGGCACGTTGGCGCGGGCAAGGTTGCACACCACGTCGAACAGCCATGCCGACCGGCTGTTGTCCTTGGGCTTGGGCGCGATCACCGCCGCCTGGAGCGGGTTGCGTATGATGCCGAAGTAGTTGGGATGGACGCCGTACTCGCCGAGCACCTGTTCCAGCTCTTCGTCGGCAATGCGCCGCACGTTGCCGCTGACCTTGACTTCGACCTTGCGCCCGCTTGGGCTGCCCAAGGGCTTGTCAGCCTGGAGCGCCGGGGCTTGCTTGAACTCCACAATGTCGTAGCGCAATTCCGGCTTGCACCACACCACGGTCGCCAGGGTCTCGGTCCGCCCCTTCTCCCGTTTCTTGGCGTCCGGCATGTTCATCGAAAATGGCAGGCGCATCAGCCGGTCGATGTTGTGGCAGTTGTCGCCGCCGAACAAGATTTCAAGTTGCTTGTTGTAGAGCTTGGCGTCCTCAGCACGGGCAAGGTCGCCGTTGACTGGCAGGGCATCCTTGAGGAACCAGAACGCTTGATAGCCGCCACCTGAGAATGTGACGCACGACGGCATTGGAACACCCTTGGGCAGCTTGTCGCTGAACAAGGCAATGATTTTGTCCTGCTCAGTCTTCAAGTCCTGCCCGATGCCAGGGTCAACGTCCACGTGTAGCATGGCAACGGCTGCAATGTCCGTGCGCTCAGCCTTCTTGCTGAGTGCGTGCATCACCGGGTTGACATGGAAGTACAGGTTGCGGACGCCGTTGTAGCCACGGATCCAAGTCAGGCATTCGCCACGGGTAGCCGGGTAGAAGGTCTTCGTGTCGAGCGCCTTGGCTTTGTTGGTGTCGATTGCAGTGAGGCACCACGGTCCCTGAGGATAGATTGTCTCCAGGAATTGCAGCGCCTTTTCGGAATTGTCCACGCATCAGCACTCCCAATATTCAACGAGGGCACCGCATTCGGCGCCGGGGTAGCCACGCTCCATCTGCGTGACCCACCACTCGCTGACGTTCAAATCCTTGGCAACTTGCTTGCGCGTAACGCCAGCCCGATGCCGGTACAGAAAGCACACTTCGTGGAGCTTGAGGTAGAAGGCTCCCTTAACCTTTGGACCCTCCTTCAGGTCCGTCTCCCATTGGGCATAGATCTTGCGCCCAACACCCAAGCGGGCAGCCGCCTCAGTCTGGGACTCGTCCCGTCGACGTCTATCGATCAACAGCTTTTCGCCGTTGGTCAGCTTGCCAAGCTCACGCATTTGATTAACTCCTCGATGTTCAACCCCTTGCGCCATACGGCACAAGCGCCTTGATATAACTCTTCGCGCGTGGCTCGGCCTATAAGCCTAGCAGCGTCCGTGCCATGGAACAACAACCACTCTCTTCCCACTTGTAGCAGAAGCCACACATGCCCGCCGACACGGGCACGCTGGATTGCGAAGAGGCGTTGCTCAGGCGTAAAGTCGTGCTTGAGTTTGATCGGCCGGTCGGCTGGCACCGCTGGCCAGCGGTCCATCCATTTGCACTCCAGCCATCCGCCATGAAAGTTGACGTCAGGTGTGCCGGGCCGCGTGTAGCCGTTCTCTACCGGGATCGCATGTAGTGGCGCCAATGCCTTCACCACATTGCGGCGCATCACCAGTTCTTTCATTCGGTTCGAAGTCCTTCAATGGGAAGCAGTGCCAATGGAAGCCGACCAGTGATTTGCCCAAGCGAGCACGCCGGTCATCAAACTGAGCGCGACACGTTTCCAGGCCGACCACCTGCACCAGTGCCGTCTTCCCCTTGAGCGACTCGTGCGGGCCGATATAGCGCATTGACTGCATTGCGGTTCCTATCTCCTACGGTTGACAAAAGGGCACGGAGAAGCAAGTCCCATGCCAGAAGCGAGCGCCGGGGAAAATCTTTGACCTCTCCCGTGCGCCATAGTTTCCCCTTCCTTAATCGCTCGAACGTGCGAGCGACCCGGACTTCGTAGTCGCCACGGGCAGCCGTGCCGCCCGTGTTGCTGATGACCATGGCGCCGAGCTCGGTTTTCTTGCCGGTTCGGGCGGACCAGAGCTCAATCCTTACGACTAACAACGAAGTCCTCCATCAGCTTGGCGTATCCCGCGATGTCGTGCGGGTTGTCGGGGTGGCGCCAATTGCCGGTGACCATGCGGCTCACCTTCATGGCGTTCAGGTCCAGCCCTTCCTTCAGGGTGGCCGGTAGGTCGTTCCAGCCGGGGTGTGCCCGCATGGCATCCTTGATGGCTTGCGCCATGTCGGCGTTATCGATGAAGCTGCCGTAGGTTGAACCCCGACTGCTGAGCGTCGCTGTCAGGTCCGCCGGGCTGGTATTCTTTGCAACCTTGGCTGAGGTCTTGGCTGGCGACAGGCGCACCACCGTCACCCCACCACGCTTGAGCGGCTTTTTTGTCGAGCTCATCGAAGTGCCTTTCACATTTGTTGTTGATGCAGTTGGAGGAACAGAACGTAGTGTCACGGAAACAGAGCAAGAGCAGACTCCCATCTTGTGAGGATTTCCAGTATGGACCCTGAGCGGCGGATGGTCGGGCTGCTCGGGTCATACGTAAGGCTTCGCGCCGGTGAGCTTGGTGTACTCCTTGAGATATTCACCGTAAGCCTCGATCGTCTCGTCAGCGTGGCGCCCGCGCGGGCCGGGCACACCCATCGGGCCTTGGAGGCCGACGCCGGGTGCACCTGTAGCGCCGGTCGGTCCAGGCCAGCCTTGTGGTCCGCGGATCATCTCCTTCAGTGCTGCCCACAACATGGTCCGTCTCCTTTGAAGTCGCCGACCACACGATCAAGCGGGTAGCTGGTCAAGCTGATGCCGCTTACCCTATACAACTCCAGCGAACGGTCGGGCGACCATCGCCGGGCAAACTCACTGTCGTGGTGGCAGTACACCACCCGACGGATCCCCGCCTGGATCACCAGGGTCGCGCACCTGTCGCACGTCGGGGCTAGGCCAGGAGGCCACGTGTAGAGTGTGCAGTCCTGGAGATTCTGCCCAGTCAACAGGGCATTCACCTCGGCGTGGATGACACGCTGGTACTTCTCCTCCAGGTTCGCGTAGTGCTCCGGGAGGTCCGGGACTCCACGTGGAAAGCCGTTGAAGCCGAGCGAGGCCACCGTCTTGTCCGGTCGCACCACCACTGCACCGCACTTCGTGCTCGGGTCCTTGCTCCACGTGCTCACGTGTTGGGCAAGGAGTAGAAATCGAACGTCCCACTTTTCTGACATTAGCCTTCCGTCTCCTCCGTTGGTTCTGTTTGTGGGTGACCATTTCCAGGTGGCCGGGGTTGCAGCATAGCCGCCGCTTGCACGTGTGATCGATCTGCTTCTTGCTCGGCACGTACCCATGGACGCACACATACATAACCCGATGCACCGCGACAGTTTGGCCAGAAAGGGTCATACGCGGGTAGTTCTTCCCACGTCCGTTCTTTCCGCTTGTCTGTCCCTGCCAAATCCAACATCCGGTCTCCACGTCAACTTCGCATCCCTCAAAGATGCGTTCCATGATCTGGTGCCGCCTGTCACTCATGGGCGAACCTCGACCCATAAGCCCATAAAGGTCGGCCGCTGCACATGGCCGTTCTCGTAGATGAAATCCACATTACGTTCCTTGAGGAGCGTGATGTATTCGGCCTTCGATATGACGAACGGTTTGCGGCCGATTGGCAACTTGTGCGCCTCAGCATGGGCGATGATCTCAATCGCACCTTGCTGCAATTCTTCTGCCGTGCGTGGTTCAGCGGGTGGCCATAGCACACCCCATGACTGGAACCAAGCCTCAGCCCACCTGAGCATCAGTGTGCTCCCTTTGTGTTGGTGTGCTCCACGAGCAGACCGTAGTAGAAGCAGGTGATCGGCTTGCCGGAGCCTTGCGCCATAAGGTGCATCTCCTCGAAAGCGAACATCAGCTCGAACTCAGCCGGGTCCACATGAATGGACGTCTTCTGCTCACGGATCAGCTTTGCCGCCGTGTTGCGAATGGAGCGCAACACCTTCTTCTCTTCCTTGGTGATATCCAACGTGTCCATCAGTCGATCCCTTTCAGTTCACCCCATGATGGTCCTACTTCCGTATCCACCCTGAATGGGACCAGGGTGTTCGGTATGCAGTGCCGCATGATGTTAGCCATCGTCTTGGCTTCCGCCACGGTGCCAACGCTGCCATCCATTTCATCATGCACCTGCAATTGCAGGAAAGTGTCAGGCATCTCCCGGTCAATTGCAACCATGGCGGTCTTCGTCTGGTCTGCCGAGCTACCTTGGATCAGCCGGTTGAGCGCCTTGTGCGTCCAGTCGAAGCCACCACGCTCCGTCTCCGGGAAGTGTAACATGCGCCCGCCGATGGTGCGGATGAAGCCCTTGGTGCGGGCCTTGTCGCTTGCCAGGGCTGCCAATTGCTTAATGAACGGAGCACGGGAGTCGAACTGGTCCAGGATCGACTGACCTTCTTCACCAGCCGCTTCGAACATGCGCCACGGCACGTTCAACTCCATGCGGGCAGCGGTCGCCTCGGCTCGGGTCTCATAGTAGGTTGTGCGCCGGTCACGGAAGCTCGTGCCGGTTGTAAGTGCCCACCGGGTCGGCACGCCGATGTCGTGGCATAGCTTGGCGCCGCCTTCACCGTAGCAGAGGCCGAGGTAGATGTTCTTCGCCGCCTTGCGTGGCAGGCCGGTGATCCGTGCCATGAAGTCATGGTTATCGAGCGTCGGGTCGTCCCGGTACGCCTTGGCCGCTTCTTCCGCTTGGGCTTTCGCCACGATTGGGCTGATGGCTGCAAAGTGCGTCGTCCAACGGGGCTCTTGCTGCGAGTAGTCGTTACAAGCCCAAATGGCGCCTTCCTCTGGGATGTAGATGCTACGCCACAAGGGGCCGAGCTCAGGGTCGCGGGCCGGTTGCTGTTGCAGGTTAGGGTCGACGGCACTGAGCCGACCGTACCGGGCTCCCTGCTGATCCCCGGAGTCGTTTTCCCGGGCGATCTGGTTGAAGGTGCAGTGCAGGCGCCCGTTGACCTGATACCGCCGCACGGACGCGGCAAAGGTTGTGACGATCTTGTCGAAGCGCCGGGCTTGCCCAAGGGCAGCGGCCACCGGATGGTTGATGCTGTTGAGCAGCATCTTGTCCACGCTGTCCTTGCCGGTCTCAGTCTTGGGTATCCGCACGCCGATGGCTTGCAAGGCAGGGGCAAAGGCTTCCGCTCGGTTAACGTCGTGGAGCTCGATGCTATGGCCGGTTTCTTGCTTGACGAAGCGCAAGGCTTCAAGTTGCTTGTCGTTGCAGAAGGTCTCAATCTGCTCCAGCTTGGCCATGTCAACGCGAACACCGCGTCTTCGCAGTTTGACCAAGACTGGAAGGACGCGAGACTCTAGGTTCCATATCGCCCAAAGGTCGTCGCGCTCGATGAGCTTTTCCTGCTCCCTCAGCACCAGCAAGGGCAGCCGAGTGTCCTGCTCGGCATAGATGCCCACGTGCCGGGCCGGGAGCTTCCACATGCCTGCCTTCGGGTCGAGCCCATAGGCAGCCGCCGCCTCCTTCAAGGCGGTCTCCTCCTTGACGCCCAAGCCGTAACGGCTGGCAATGTTGGCCAGCGAATAGCTCATGTGCAACTCGAAGATGAGCGGGTCGGCCACCTGGATGTCGCGGTACATGGCGTCAGGGGCGAACTTGATGTCGTTCTCCCAAAGGTAGTCCAGGTCGTAGCTCAGGTTCGCGCCGACTACGTCCCCGCTGAAGTGCTTGGCTTGGTTGCGCAAGTAGGCGAGCACCTGGGACTCAGGCAGGTTGTCGCCACCTTCGTGCCGGACTGGCAGGTAGTGGCTCGGGCCTCCTTCGATGGTGAAGCTGTAGCCGGTGACGTAGTTGCCGCTCGCCACCCCATTGAGCATCTTGCCGTTGCGTCGAACACCGATACCCAAGGTCTTAAGGTCATCGTCGCGGGTCTCCACGTCAACGCATATACGCCGGGCGCCGGTCCAGGCTGGCAGCGCCTCCATTGAAGGAGGACGCCAGCCGGATGCCGGTTCGAAGAGCGGAAGCTGAGTGCCGCCGCTCGAGGTCTTCTTCTTTGCTGCCATCAGGTGTTGTCATCTTGCTTGCGCACGTAGCAGTAGACCTTCGTCCGGCCGATGACGAAGAGGTCGATCTGCTGTTTCGCACGCCGGTTGACTTCGAGCAGGTTCGCGCGGATGGCATGGATGCCGGGTGTGGCGTCCTTGAGGACGGACGGTGCCCACTCGCCCCATTCGCCGCCGCAACGCCACTTCTCCGGGGCTTCGACGTCCACGCCGTCCTTCTTGTAGATGGCCGACCGCCATTCCAGCGGGAAGGTGGCAGCGAGCTCATATCCCCAGATGCGCGGGGTGCGCTCGGTGTCGTCGGCCGCTTCGGCCACTGCCGTCTTCAGGGCCGGTTCCGGTGTGGGCACATAGGCCGACCGGGACACGAGGCCACCCTCGACACAGACTTCGAACATGGCACGATAGTTCTCGCCATGCTCCAGGGTGTACTTGGCCATGAACACCTTCTGGCACCGTTGCAGGAGCGCGTCCGCCGGGTCTTCGGCCACGATCTTGTCGCGGCACCGTACCCATGCACCCTCCTCACCCATGACATAGTCAAAGTCGGCTGCCATGCGCTTGAACAATGCACGGGCATCAGCGATGCCGAGGCACTTGAAAAAGACTGAGGCAACGCCGACCGCCTTGCTCATCTCGGCGTCGCCCTTCCAGTCTGTCAGTTTACGCTTGTCGCGCATTAGTGCTCCGTTTCTTGGAAGCCTCCTGCTTCATGCGGTCGCTGGCACGCTGCTTCGGCGTCAGCTCGGTCGGCTTCTTGCTCGCTCGAACCTTTGCCGCCTTGTCGGCGTTCACCTTGTTGCTCTTGGCCACGCCGACCCGAATCTTCGCCTTGGAGATCCGCTCGGTTAGTTTCTTCGCTTGGGCTGCCATGTTCCTAGTCCTTTGCTACTGGTCCCCGTATCGGAACCGGCTTCAACCTAGCCGTTCCACGAGGGACTTGACAACACCCGCTTGCACGGGCAGGACCGAAGACTTGAGGAGTCTTTGGTAAAAGAGGAACGCGGCGCCGGGCAAGGTCTCGGACGGATTGGCGCCAAGGTAGATCGCCAGTTCGTCGATACACCCTTGGGCATAGGCATTGCCGACCATCACCTGTTCCATTGCCCACATGAGCAACTCCAGCCGGTCGATCGCCCTGAGCTTCGCATACAACTCAGGCGACAGGCCGTGCTCGGTCGGCAGACCGATGCTCGCCACCACGGCGCCCTCCAGCTTCTCCATGGCATCCCGCAAGCCGGGCACGTACCGCATAGTCGGCGACGGGATGTCCCCGAGCCAGCCTTCCCCGATGTCATGCCCAAGGATGACGGGTGCCAGGGCTGCAAAGTCCTCGGGGTACAGGTGCCACGCCAGGAGCATCATCCCGGAGACGTGCTCGCCGACGCTGTAGCTGCCTTGATGCGGTATGCCGTGGCACCGCTGCACCTTGAGGCCGAGCCGACCCTGCACCACGTTGAAGACGGTATCGATTTTCATTTCGTTTTCCACTCCACACAAACGTCTTGGACTGAGCGGACCTCAGGCCAGAATATAGGCACCGTGACCGACCCGACTTGCATAAGCTGCACCCAAGCCGGGGTGACAATTTCCTTCTTCTCGGTGCGGGTGCACTCGGGCGCCGGTTCACAGCCTGCCAGAAGCAACGCGAACAGGACGACCCGTTTCATTTCTTGCTCCAGTGCGGGCAGCCTTGCCCTTGCTCAGGTGACATCCAGTCGGTCGACGGAGGCCACTTGATGCCGTTGCTCCAGCCGCTGGTCGCTTGCTTGACCGAGGCCGGTAGATTCAGGCTTTCCCATGTTGGCAGGGGTGCGTCGCATGGGTAGTGATTGTCAGCCCGGACTCAGGCCTTGCCGTCCTTATCGGGGCGGACCCGGAGGTACACACAACTCCGGCATGTCTTCGGCTTGTCCATGGGCTGCTCGGGCTTGTGCACGCAACCGTCACGCTCGGCGACGGTGCGGCACGGGTTGTGCGGGCGATGGCAGAATCGACAGGTCATCGCTTGTAGATGCCAATCCCCACCTTGGAGAAGCTGTTGTACTTGGGCGCCCGTACCGGCTTGAAGCCTTGAGCGAACAAGGGCCGTTGGATCCGCTCGATGGTCCAGTCAGGCTTGTTGAAGTGAAACTCGATGGCAATGGTGTGCACGCTGTCGGGCAAGTCCTCCCAGTCCAGGCCGTACTCGCCACCCTCGCAGTCGCACTTGATCACGTTGATGCCACGGAGCAGCGACTTGAACTTCACGGCTGGAACATCAACCTGCTCCCGCCCGCGTACCGGCTCGATCGTGTTCTTCGACGAGTAGGTCTTGGAACGGTAGAGCGTGACCTCGCGGCTGGCATAGTCCGCGCCGACGACCGCCGCTTGGCGGATGACGGACGTGGCACCGCAATTCTTCTCCAGGACGGCATAGGTTGCCGGATCCGGTTCGATGGACACGATCTTCTTCGGCTTGGCGTTTCGGCGTGCCCAAAGGTTAAAGAAACCGCAATGAGCGCCGAACTCCAGGATGTTGGCACCGTCGAGGCGATCCTTCATGGCGCCGTAGCAACGGTTCTGTTCCTTGTAGACATAGACGTCGGCGGGTGCGCCGATGTAAGCATCGATCTCGGGGCTGAACTCAGTCATAGATAACTCCATCATCCTTCACGTAGTCGCTCCGGGCCTTGGCACTGCGCTTGCGGTGAAGCCACTCTTGGCACGCTTGCTGCCATGCCGGGTCCTGGATCTCATAGGCCAAGCTGAGGGCCATCTGCCAGTCGCCCGCCTTGTAGCTGTCCCAGGCCAGCATCATCGGGCAGACCACCCGCTTGAAGAACGGCTCCTTCAAGCCCATGGTGCCAGGGCCTTCGTCCATGATCATGGTCAGGTCCTGGAACCACTGGTCGGGCTCGACCGACATGACCGGAAACGGCACGATGTTCCCTGCCTCGTATGGGCACGGGACCACGTTCTCGGCGCCGAGGCTGTCGGCGAGATCGATATGGTTGCGGACGTACAGGTGCATATTCGTGCTGATCTGCCAGTAGCGCCCGACGTCGATGCCGATGGCTGTTGCCATCCATTCCTGGAGGAAGCTGAAGTGAACCACGTTGGCGCCCAAGGCACCCCAGACCATGTCGTTGGAGCGGTTGAACACGGTCATGTCCAGGGCACCGTCCACGATGCGGAAGGTTGCCGCGATGTTGCAGGGCAAGTCACGGCTGAGCAGACCGAGGTCGTGGTGTGCGTCCCAGATGCCGAGCACCGCTCGCCGTGTGGTCTTGTCGGCCTTGAGCTCCTGCACCAGCCGGGCAATCTGGTCCTTGCCGAAGTGCGAACGCCACCGATGCCCATAGGCAGCATTGAAGGTGACGCCGTCGTCCGAGAAGTTGGACATGGTCTTCACGTACTTGGCGACGAACGCCACATCGTTTCGGCCAGCCATCATCCAAAGGCATTCCATCAAGTGGAAGAACGGATTGGCGTTGCGCTCCTCATGGAACACCACCCGCTCCTTCGGGTTGCGGTACATGAAGGCGCATGGCTCTTCGAGGCTGAGGACCGGGCCGTTGCGGCTTTCGGCGCCCTTGCCCTTTTCCAGCATGTAGTGCAGCGCGACCGGAAGCATCTGGTGTGCGTTGCGTGCTTCGATGTAGTGCATATCGAAAGTCTCCCGTTAGATTTGCAAGGTGCCACGATCAAGGGTCAATTGGCAAGGTACAGTTGCTTCGGTCTTCCTTCGCCCGTGCGTGCTCGCTCGTACTTGTCAAACTCGCAGAGGGTGTGCTCGACGTCTCGCATTTCCCACACATGGTCGAACGGCCAATAGTTGGGCGCCAAGCCTTCCAGCACCCGCATGAGATGGAACATGATCACGCGGTCTGCCTTGCTGCCTCGGTTGAAATAGTGCTTGTCCTCGCCGAGCAACCGGCTCAGGCCACGGGCTGCACCAGGGCCGGGGTTTGCCCAAGTGTAGATGTCAACCGCCTTGTTGAGAAGCGGGGTGTGGCGGAGGTCCGTGACGATCTCGTAGCTGTTGAAGGCGCCGAGGTACGGGTACTCCATGAGCGCCTCGCAGGCGCCCTCCAAGGTGCGCGGGCCGTTGCAGGCAATGCGGGCCGTGATCAGGTGCTTGTGCTCGTGGATGACTTCCAGGGCCTTGAGTATGCCGAGCCCTTTGGGGTTGCCGGGCACGCCGACGATGATGTAGGCAGCACTGACCACCGGCTTCATGTCTTTGATGGCAGCCCAAGCAACGGGCACGCTGAACCGCCGGACCTGATCCGCGTCGAGCAGGGCCTTCATCGTCTCGGGCCGGTTGAACATGCGAAACATCACCGTGGCGAACACAAGGTCCACGCCTTTGAACTTCTTGCGAACGTTCTTGGCGTACCAGCGGGTGACTTTGTCGTCTTCGCGGAACACGTTGCAGAACCGGAACCGACCGAGGATCGGGTCGGTCGTCCAGGGTGCAGGCTTGCCCGCCTCCTTGGCCATGCGGATGCGTTCCCGCTCGATGGCATAGGTGAAGAACTGCTGGACCTTGTCCAGCTTGATATGTGGCTCGGTCAAGGGGTGCCACCTTCCTCGGTGATCATCAGTGCCAGCATCTCAGCGGCGATGCGCAAGGCGTTAGGGTTCTCCCACCGGAGAACCATGTCCATGATCACAGCTTCAGGCAGGCCGCTCAGCCGGTGCTCGTCGAGGAACCGGGCGACGGCTGCCTTGGCTGCCTTGCCGGTGACCGGGTTCGTGTGGCCAGCGTCGACAAGCTCCTTGGTCTTCACCACATAGTGTCGGGCCTTCTTCAGGTCCTCCACGCCGTTCTTGTCCTTCCAGCGCACGAGGTACTTCGTGGCGTTGCCCATGTGGTAGCCGATGCCGACAGTGTCAGCCATCAGGTCCCAATGCTGATAGGAGCCGCCCTTGTAATGGGCGCCTCCCACCTGCACGTCGTTCGCGTTCATGTTGCCTCCGTTGGTTAGCCGACAACCTTGATCAGGCCGGTGTCGGGGTCTTCGTTGCGGTCGTGGCTGATGCCGTAGCCGCAAGAGTAGTGGATCGCCTCGATGAGGCGGAGCGTGCGATAGCGGAGGGTTTCCAGGTTCTGCTTGCCTTCGGCGGCGACCAGGGCCTCGACTGCCTTGAAGTTGGTGCCAGCCGACATGAGCTCGAACGCCTTGGCACGCATGGAGCCAGCGGTCGGCGTCTTGCGCCAGCCCTTGGGCTCGTAGTTGAAATTCATGCCACGGCCCGAGCGCTTGCCTTCACGGTCGGCCTTGACTTTCTTAACCTTTGGCGCCCGCTTGGCAGCTTCGGCCTGGATGGATGCGAGACGAGCCTTGGCAGTCGGCAGGTCCTTGGCAAGGCCGAGGGGCTTCATGCCGAGGGTGGCGGCGATGGTGTTGTATTCGGCGGCGAGGGTCTGGCGAGTAGCGGTCATTTGAGTGCTCCTTTTCTGGGTCGTGGGCGACATGCCCGTCCGATGAATAAGACTCTACACGAACCGGGAGCAGAAAGCAACAACTATTTTTCAGGCTGATCCATTTTCTTCAGCCTCTGCATCCACGAACGATCCTAGGGTGGCTTCCTGCATACCGTCCTTCACAAGGAGTGTAAACTCAGCCGCCCGCAACTTGCCCTGATTGCTTAGGGTGTGCACGCCTTGGTCCTTGTCGATGGCGACGAACGCATAGGCCACGATGTCCTCGTCGATGAACACATCCTTCGCTTCGGCCAAGAACTGGTCCTTGAGAACTTTGCGGGTGCGCTTGGCCAAGGTGTTCTTGTGCACGTGAAGCTCGATCACCTTCTTAGCCACGGCACCCTCCTGCGAAGCGGACGGCTGGACCATAGCCCAAGGAGTGGAAGGAGGCTAGGTTAACAACCCTAGCCTCACTGTGGCAATTATGTTTGCAACACTCAATCGCACTCACGGCGCCCGGTTGTGCCGTCGATACGGCATGACATGCCCTCGCCGACCTCGTCCGCCACCTTGGGCGGCTCCTTGGCGACCAGGATGCCCGCCCGCTTGCCATCCATGCGGAATGTGGTGCAGCCCTTGGCGCCGCCCTTGTAGGCATCCACATAGATCTGCTTGAAGGCTTCCCACTCCACGTCCCCGCCGACGTTGCAGGTCTTGCTGACGGCACTGTCCACGTTCTTGCTGGCAGCCGCCAAGACGGCGACGTGCTCGCTTGGGCTGACCTCATTGGCCGTGCGCCCCTTGATGCCGAACACCCGGTAGCCGTAGTCGCTGACCTCTTCAACGCGCGGGCCTTCGAACGATTGGATGGTGCGGTTGTAGGTGTGGCTGAAGACCGGCTCGATGCCGCTCGACACGTTGTCGGCACAGAGGCTGATGGTGCCGGTCGGGGCAATGCTGGTCAGGTGGCTGTTGCGGATGCCATGCGCCTTGATGCCCTCGATGACCCGCTGGTCCAGGGTGCGGATGAACTTGGACTGGAGGTACTTCTCCCGGTCATACAACTTGAACGGACCCTTCTCCTTGGCGAGCTGGATGCTGGCAAGGTAGCACTCGCGGTTGAAGAAGGCGAGCACCTTGTCGGTCCAGGTGACGAAGGCTTCGGTGCCGTATGGCATACCGAGCGCCTCGCCCGCGTTGGCCAGACCCATGACGCCGAGTCCCATGCGCCGCTTGTCCTTGGCTTCCTTCTCCTGCTCATAGAGCGGGTACTTGGCGCGGTCCACGATGTTGTCCATGGCACGAACGATGCTTGGCACGTCGTCCTGGAGAAGCTGCCAGTCGAAGTCCCACCGGGGCTCATCCACGGCCATGACGCCGGTCTTCTGCACGAGGTAGCGGGTCAGGTTGACGGAGCCCAATAGGCAGGCGCCATATGGCGGGAGGGGCTGCTCGCCGCACGGATTGGTCGCGGCAATGGTCTCGCAATAGTGCAGGTTGTTCATCTCGTTGATGCGGTCGATGAACAGAACGCCGGGTTCCGCCCAATCCCACGTCGAACGCATGATAATGTCCCACAAGGCAGCCGCGTCAACTTCTTTGTAGACTTGCCCTTGGAACGTGAGCTCGAACGGTTTCCCAGTTTCGAGTGACTCCATGAACTTGTCCGTGATAGCGATGGACAGGTTGAAGCCAGTGAGCTTCGTTTGGTTCTGCTTCGCGTGGATGAACTCTTCGATGTCCGGGTGATCGACGCGAAGAACACCCATTTGCGCCCCTCGACGGTGACCGGAGGAAGCCACACACCGGCAGACCGAGTCGAAGATTTCCATGAAGGACAAGGGGCCGGACGAGGACGATTGCAGCTTTCGGATGAGTGCGCCCTTTGGGCGTAGGGTCGAAAAGTCGTAACCGATGCCGCCACCTTGGCGCATCGTGGCAGCGGCCTCAGCCGCACGCGCCATGATCGAACCATGGCCGTCGACGAAACTGTCCTCGATGGTGCCCGACACGAAACAGTTGTAAGGCGTGACCGCCCGAGTGCTGCCCATAGCTGACTGGACACGGCCACCGGGGCTGAAACGCATGTCGAGCAGGATAGAGCGGAAATCGCGGAAGTGAGCCTCGTCATCCTTGAGTGCATTGGCAATACGCCCCATCGCTTCTCTGAAACCTTCACCGGGTCCCCGGTACTTGTCGGCGTGCGTTTCCATAGAGATAGGCAAGGTGGGACCGGACATTGGCGTCTTCCTTATTGTGGGTGATGGCATGAGCCCTCCAATCTAGTACAGGGTGCAGTTACCGTGCAATGATGACACTGTTCGCGGCACGGGTGATGGCGGTATAGAGCCACCGGCTGGCACTTTCACGGAAGGCCGTGCTTTCGTCCATGACGAGCAGGTTCTCCCATTGGCTGCCTTGGCTCTTGTGGCAGGTGAGCGCGTAGCCGTAGGTGAACTCCTGCGCTTCGCGCTTATCCCACCAGCTTAGATCTTTCTCGCGCCCTTCGAAGTAGTGCGTGTGAGCCTCCACGCTGACCAGCCGGTCATCGTCATCCTTCAGGTCCATCAGCACGCGGTCAAGGCCAATGTCTTCGACCTTGTCTGCATACCAGATAGCACCGTTGAGCAAGCCTACCTCGTGGTCGTTGCGAAGGCACACCAGCCGCTCGCCCTTGTTGGGCAGAAGGCCGGTGTAGCCCTTGAGCTCTCGCAATCGCCGATTGTAGTTGGTGCGGGTGGCATTGCGCCCGACGATGATCTGGTCAACGCCCAAGGCGATGTCCTTGTTGAGCTCGCTCTTGTCGATGACCCGGCTGGTGCCATACTGCCCAAGGGCAAGGGGCTTGCCCTGACGGACCGTGGTGGCCATGTTGATGATCGGGTTGTCGGCCGCTTGCCGGTGTATCTCCTCCAGCATGATGTTCGGTTGTGCATTGGTAAAGAAGCCCTCGCCCTTGACCGGCGGAAGCTGAGCCGGGTCACCGAGCACGAGGATCTTCGTGCCGAAGCTGAGCAGGTCTTCACCCATCCGGCTGTCAACCATACTGCACTCGTCGATGACCACCAGGGCAGCACGCCGCACGTCGCTATCCAGGTTGAGCTGGAAGGCGGGTTGCGCCAAGCTGTCGCGCTCGCGGGTGACCAGTCGCTGGATGTCCTTCACCCGCTTGTGGGCATTGATCTCATCCGGCGACATGCCGTCCATGTGTAGTTCTTCGCGGAGGAGCGCAAGCTGCTCTTCCAGTTGCTTGAGGGTCGTCTGCCCTTTCTCGCGTGACCGGTAGATCAGCGAGTGGATGGTGCGGGCCGGGCACCCTTTCTGCTGGAGCACGTGCGCCGCCTTGCCGGTGAAGGCACCAAACAACACGTCACCCTTGACGCCGGAAGCGAGCTCCTTGGCCATGGTCGTCTTGCCGGTGCCCGCATAACCGAACATGCGAAACACCTGCTCGTCGCCATTGTCGATCCAGTCCTTGACATTGGCCAAGGCTTGGTCTTGTTGCGGGGACCATTGCATCAGTGTGGCAATCCTGCCAGGAACTGGAACCAAAGGATCCAGCCGTGGATGATGCCGACCGGGAACGTGAATGCGCCCAAGAAGCCGAGGGCAACTTGCCCAAGGGTGGCACCCGCCGTTGAGGCCAGGACGGTGATGATCCAAATGACATGGGTGATCCAGCCTGCAATGCAGGCCAGGACGAAGAAGATGAGCGTCAGTGCGCCGCCCGTGCTTTCGGGCTGATAGGTAGGCATGGGGTGCTCCCGTTAGGTTGTGAATGACCGGAGCAGGTGTGAGTCTGCTCCGGTCAGGCTTCAGCATGGGTCAGGGGTTCATGGGGAGTTGGCGTGCTCGTACCACTATTGACCGGACCGCCCTGAACTTAGAACGGAACGGGCTCGCCGTTGCCGCGTACCGGCTCGCCGGACGCCTTCTCCTGCGAGTAGTCGACCTTCGCCACGCCGCTCAGCACAAGCTGACGGAAGTCGCGGGCAGCCTCGATGACATGCGCCTCGGCAGCCGGGTTGATCTGGCTCCCACGCCAGCCGGTCGGGTTGAACGGAACGACCTTGAGCTTGTACCAAGTCCCCTGATCGTTCTTGTCCTTGACCGTCACCAGCTTGCAGCGGGTAGCGTAGGTCGGCACACCCTTGAGCGACAGGAGCTGAAGGTTCCAGTCCTTGATCGCCTTGATGTTGGTCGACTTGGCTGCCATGGTAGCGAAGCCGGTCGGCTCAGCACCATCGGCAGTCAGCGTCAGCCCGTGGATGTAGTGCGTCTCCACGAGATCGTTGTCGCCGACCTTCAGGGGCTTGTACCGGCCACCAGCGTCACGGATCGCGTCGAGCACTTCCGGCGAACCATCTTCATAGTCGCCAGCAATGCCGCCGCCCGCCGCACGCGGGATCCACTCGATGAATTTCTTGTCGTTGTGCACCCGGACAAACGGAACGCCCTTGGCAGCGTCCTTGTCCTTGTTGCCGGTGACCTCTGCATCCCAGAGCTCGCCGGTTGCCGTGTTGTAGATCATGCCCGGCTTGGCGCCTTCGACCGTGCCGTCCACGACGATCGGCGACATCGGCTGGAGAATGGCAAGGAACGGGATGCTGATATCCACGCCCTTGATGTTCTCTTTGCCCTCGTCGGCTGCATCGCCGTAGTCATAGACGGCCATGGCTTGCGCCTTGGCGTCCATCTTCGCTACTTCCTTAGCCATAGTTCAGTCTCCTTGTTTTGTGAGTTTTCGCAGCACCCTCACAACGCTGTTCCCTGCATACACCCGAGCAGGACGGGGTTCCTACTTGACCGATGCCACCCGCTGCCTGAACACCTTGAACAGGTGCGTTGGAATGTCGGTGCCTTTGTCCTTGTTGATCAGCTCCTTGAACAGGGACGTGAGCGAGGTCCAGGCCACGCTCGTGTCAACCTTGCTGTTGGCATGGTTCATCTTGCGAACCTGCTCGTTCAGCTTCAAGGCTTCGGCCTCATGCCCCATGGCAAACTCGGCCGTCACCTTGGTTTTGATGATGGCGTCGTGGCCATTCTGGCGGAGCCAGTGCAGCCCGCCGTCCTGCGTCTCCTTGGGCAACGTGACGCGCAAGTCCTCCTTGACCACCACGGTCAAGCCGCCGCTCGTGGTGAACGACTCCATCTTGGCTTTTTCCATGAGCTCCGGTAGCACGGTCCATGCCAAGTATTGAAGGCGTTGCTTGGCAGCCGCAACCTCGCCCTCTTTTTCGGCGACCTCGTTCTCAGCCGCCTGCACTGCCTCGGCGATCGTGGCGATCTGCACCAGCAAGTCCTCGGCTGGTGCATCGTCGTCCTTGAATGCGCTGTAGTCGTAGTCCCCGCTCATAGGTTCGGCCTCACAGGTTTCTTAATGCCGTCGATGACGTGCGCCCGGTACGTGTAGAACAGGATCTTGTTCTCCAAGGACTTCTTGCCGATCAGCTCGGCTTCCTTCACAGCATCCTTGTCGTTCCAGTCCAGCTTCTCCAGCATGTCATAAAATTCACTCGGGGGCATTTTGGAAGATCTCCTTGCGGATGAGTTTGTACTTGCCATTTGACCATTGCAAGCAATTTACTGTTCCCACCATGTCGGCGCAAATGGCCAGCGCTGATGACATGATGATAGGGTTGCCAACACAGATGAAGAAGTCATCCGGCTGGAAGTCTCGCAGTCCGTGAATTATATCCGGGATGACGGTCGGGTCCCACGGCTTGGCGTTGCTGCCCAATAGAAAGATTGGACCGTTGCCGAACTCCAGGGCGCTCGAGTAGTCGTTCACCGACTCCAGCTCACCCGTGTCACGGTTGCGCCGAAGCGGGTCCTGCGGAGCATATACACGCGGTCTCATATCCATTCCTTTACGGTATCGCCCGTGATCATCGTGGCGACGTCCATCTTGTTGCGTAGCGCATTCACAATCCGCTCATCAACGGTGTTGGTCGCCACGAGGTCAATGTAGTTCACGCTCTCGTCTTGTCCAATACGGTGTGCTCGGTCTTCGCTTTGCAGCCGGTCCACGAGGCGGAAACTGTTCGAGTAGTAGACAACCGTCTTCGCTTGGGTGAGCGTCAGGCCGGTTGCGCCCGCCGCTTGGTTGCCTACGAACCACTTCTTGTCACCAGCCTGGAAGGCTGCCTTGGCATCAGCCCGGTCGTCGGCATCCATGCTGCCATCATACCGCACGGCATCGTTGCCGAGTAGGTCCATGATCTGGTTGATGTCTTCGGTGAACCGCGCCCAAATGATGCCTTGCTTGAGCGTCTGGGAGGCGATGTCCTCCATGACCTCCAGGCGCGGGTTAGTCTTGCCGATGCGAAGGATCTTGCCCTCGGTGTCGCCTGCATAGCCACACACGATCTGCTGGAACCGGAGGAGCATGGTGATGGCAAGCGGTGCCTCCACAATGCCTTGCTCAAGCTCCAGGTACATTTGCGCCTTGAGGGTGGCATAGGCTGCCCGCTGGTCAGCCGTCAGCTCGACGTACCGTTTAGAGTACACCTTGGGAGGCAGGTTCAGGCCAGCATCTTCTTTCGTCAGCCGGTGCCCGACCTTGGCGAGGAGCTCCTGCAACCTGGGAAGGTTCTTGTAGGCAACGCAAACGCTGATGTTCCTACCACCAGGGCCGAACGGCTTGTTCTGCCATACGCCGAACTCGGTTTTGAAACCGGAGAACGAGCTGATGCCAGCTTCGCGGACCCAGAAGTCCTCGTCGAGGATCTGCACCTGCGAATAGATGTCGAACGGGCCTTGGGCAATCGGGGTGCCGGTAAGGATGCGCCGGTAGGGTGCGAACTTGGATGCAGCCATCAACGTCTTCGTGCGGTCGGCCGTTGGGTTCTTGGCATAGTGGCTCTCGTCGGCCACCATCAGGCAGCGCCGCTTCCGCATGAACTTACCAGCGAAGTCTCGGCCCTTGTCTGGGTCCTTGGCTTTGCGCTTGAAGGTGCAGAAGCCGCTATAGCTGATGGTCAGCACGGCCAAGCCGGGCCAGTTAAGGAGCTTCTGCAACTCGGCCTGAGTTGCCTTGTTGCCAGCCTTGTCCGTGTCGAAGTAGACGGCCATCATCTTGGCTGCCACGTGGTCCGGCATGTGTGCAGGCAACTCGTCCGTGATCCAGTTGCGGTGAACACCGTTGGGCGCCACGACGATGATCGCGTCGATCTCGCCTGCCTCGTACAGGTGTGCAGCCGTGTCGATGGTCGGCTTGGTCTTGCCGCAACCTTGCTCCCAGAACAGCGCCATTGCCGGGTCGTCCTTGGACGCGTCGAACAACTCAGCCTGATGCTTGAAGGGTGTGGTCTTGTGCTGGTACATGGGACGGACGCTCCTTTTCTATGGATGATGTCTAGCACGTGTCGGCCCAAAAGGCAAGGACTAAGATGGTTGCATAGAGTGCACAGAGTGAACGGAGTTGGAACCGAACTCCGTGCGTCCAAAAAGCCCAATGATTACGAGCACATGCACAGAGCGCACAGAGTTATATACCATTTTTATCTTTGTGAGGAAAATAAGGGTTTACACAAGCAACTCCGTGCAAACGCTACACCAATTTCAAATCACCCCTGTACTCTGTGCAACTCTATGCTAGACCCTTTTCCTTGTTTGGGCTCAAGGGGTTAGGTCTGCATAGAGTATCGAAAGAGCTCTGTGCAAGTCTATGCACGCCAGCGTCCCGCACGGAGTGTGACCAGGGTGCGCTTGCCGTTAGGCCATGTCACAATGTGGCTCACCGAGTGCGTGGACGGGCCGTGCTGGTAGTCAAACGACTGAGCACAAGCGCCCGCCGAGTAGACGCCGTCCATGATTGCAGCCGAGTGATCATGCCCCTTGTTGACGCGGCGCCCGGCTTTGACATAGGCACGGGTCGAGCCACGGGTGCCGTTCGGGCCGTCGTCGCCATGCCAGCCGCACTCGATGCCACCACCCTTGTCAGGGCAGAGGATGAAGCTCTCGTCCTGCTTGAGGTAGCGGGCAGCCGGTGCGTTGAAACGGGTCAATGCCCAAGGGAGCGCCACCCATGGCTCACCCTTCTCGGCTGCCAGGGTGTGGGCAAGCTGCGCTTCCAGGTAGAACCGAGCATTCGGCGGATCCTTGCGGAAGTCGGTCTCATCCATCCAGCGGTCAAGGTGCCGGTCATGGTTGCTGCACACCACCACCATCGTCGTCCCCGCCCGTGCCGCCTTGCGCATCAGGGCCGTCGTCTCCTTCACCTCGTCCTCAACCTTGTCGGTGTTGGTCAGGTACTTGCGAAGCATCTTGGAATACGACTTGACGTCGTGGTGGCTCCGGGAGCGCATGGAGAACACGTCATGCATGAACTGGAACCGGGGCTGCAACTCGTCGATGATGCCGCCCTTGCCCCAATTGGCTTCGGCCACCACCGGGTCAATCTCGCTGGCATGGACGTCGCCCCAATTGATGCCTTCGGCTTGGCAGCCGCCGATGACCTCGCCGTCTTCGATCTTCAGGGCGCCGCCACCTGCCACGCCACGCGGGCAGTCATAGAAGGTGCCACGGCTGTCAGCGTTCAACTGTCTTAGCCACCATTCGCCAGATGAATTGACTTCCACAATGAGGGCAGAATATGCGTGATGGAACTCGGCTTTCAGTCCAGCCTTCTTCTGTATGTAGTTCCTGTGAGTAACGGTCCCCGTCGTGTAGTTGTGCTTCGGCGGCTCGCCCTTGGCCGTGGCCACCGGCTCCATCGCCAGCTTTGCATGAGGAAATATGCCGCTCGATTGCTTGGTATAGCTGTCCAATTCGCTCAGCGGCCTGGAGGCGGTCGGCAGGATGTTCATCTCGGCACACCATAGCAAATCCGGTGCGAGCTGATACTGGCACGACTTGTCGGTAGACGGGTCGTCGCACACAAAAGGCAAGATCCTCGGGTCGTACCATAGGTCGCTCAAATCTTCGGTTGTGGGGCCGCGTCCCGGTTTGACGCTCTTGGCAGAATGATAGGCTGACTTGTTGTAGGTGAACCGGCTGACCATGAGCTGAGCGTCGAGGAACTCGGCATAGGTTGTCAGGTTCTCCCAGAACCGCCCGTGGACCTTGGTGTTGTTTTGGGCTGACGTGAGGATGTACCGGGCGATCTTGTTCTTGGCTGGTAGTGGCATCACCACCGGGTCCAAGTCTTCAAGCCGCCCGGAGTGCAACGGCTTGTCGACGCCAGCTTCTTTCAGGTACTTGCGAACGGTGTTGCGATCGATGCCGAGCTCTTCGGCGACTGCGGTCTTGTTGCCATCAAGCCGATGGTATGCCGCGACGATCACTTCGATTTTTGGCAGGGCCATTGAGGCTACTCCATTCAGCCGAGGTAACCATTTCAACCGTTGCGTTGGCAAGACGCTCGAGTCGTTCCTCGTGGGTCGAGGGGTGTCGGTAGCACGCAATGAGCACGGGCAGCCCAACAAGAATTTGAATGGCAGCCACCGGGCCGAAGGAGCCCAAGGCAGCGGCAAGCCAATCGTCATAGGGTAGGGTGCCATAGAAGCCGATTATGGAATGAAGGAAGCTGCCTGCAAAAGAGCCGACCACAATACAGACCGAACGTATTTTCTCATCGAACACGTGCCACATGACCTGACCAAGCCCACCGATGAAGATGAGCTGGAAAAACACTGAGTGCCAGAGGCGGAACTCTGCGTGGACTTGCGACGTGTAGTGCAGGGCGAGGGTGTCATTGTCCGCGACGCTGGCAAAGAACCGGCTGACGAACAGGAAGTAGAACAGGAGGGAGAGGATGGCATAACGCCATGACTTGTGAGCCATACCCAAGCCGCCACGGTGTGTGACCACGACGATGGCAAGGCAAGCCAGCACTGGAGGGAACTGAGTCACATAGGTCGGCACCCAATGATGCCAGAGCTTGGGCACATCGCCGCCATAATTGACGACGAGCAGTGAGCAGGCCACCAAAATGCCGGTGAGGATGGCCGGGTTAGGGTGCACCCATAGCAGACGCAGAACGAGAAGGAGAAGAATTGCTCCCGTGACGTCCGTCGACAGGAAATCAAGGAACTGGATCATCTTTCGCTCCTACGCGCCGCTTGAGCATGTCCGCTGCTAGATCCAAGGCTTGTGTGCCCAAGTAGCCCGCCACGCCAGCCGCCACGAATGCCCACTCGGGCTTGATGAGCAACACGATTTGAGCCACCATATACCCGGAGAAGCCAGATACGAAAGCGTGAGCAATCATCTTCCCAAGGGTGGGAGTCTGCTTCCCTTTGAGGAAGCTGTCAAGGTAGCTGGCAAGACCGCCGAGCACCGCGATGATGGCCCATACTGCGTCGTTCCAAGTTGGAAACGCCGAACCGTTGCCGGGTTCGCCCGCCATGACCGTTCTCCTTATTGTTTACCGCTGTTTGAACGGATCAAACGGCTCTGGCAGCTTCTCCGGGTGGCGTATCCAATCGTTGATCGTTTCCTTGCACTTGCTCGCTTCGATTGCTCTGTCCCTTCGCTCAATGCGGCCTGCTTCGGCCAGGAGCTTGGCTTCGTGCTTGCTTATGGTGCGTTCGAGCTCGCTGATCCTGGTCGCCTTGACGCCGATCTCGTGTGCCATGCCGGTCACAACGAAATACGCCACGGCTCCCAGGACCACGAGAATGGCCAGCCCGATCAGTTGGATGTATGCAATCGGGCTCAGCATCTTAGTGCTTGCCGCTGTTGCCGAAGTTGAGCGACAGGAACTGAAGGAACTTCAGCACCTTCGCCAGGATGGCATCGTCGGCCTGCGTCGGCGTCAGGGCCGTGATTGCGGATGCAGCCGTGACCACCGCCGTGATGGCGACGAGCCACTGCGGCAGATACGCGGTCCAGGCCGTGATCATTGCGAGAAGGTCAAGCATGGGAAATCTCCAGGTTGCAGAACTGCACCCGGAGATATAGCCCTTTCACTGCCTGAAGGCAAATAGCCTACAGCGACGCGGCTTGTACGTGCATCCAATCGAAATCCCGGCTTCGGCCGAGGCTCGTCCAGCCTGCTTCTTCCCAGATGTCGAACCAAGGTTCGGCGTCCTTCTTGGCGAGCCGGGCCTTGGTGTGGTCCATCCGCAACTCATTGCGATCCGGGTCGAAGTCCAGGGCAATGCCCCATGAGTGCATTGACCAGCCGGAGCCGCCACGGATCTTCCGCACGTTCAGCGAGCCGCCCCATAGGTTAAGGCCGAGCTTTTCAATGCCCGACTGCCCATAGAAGGCCAGCGCCTTTTCCATGCACTCCAGGGCGCTCGGGGCGACCTTTTCATGCAAGCTGATTTTGTTAACCTTTGACGAGGTATCCCAGGCCAGCACCATCGGCCAAGGTGGCTTGACCAGGGTCTGGTGCGAGCCCACGGCGCCATAGAAGTCAGGGACGCCGCTTTGCTTGGGCCATTGGTGCCGGATGATCTTGGGCGGACGCTGAGAGGTCGGTGCAGGGTCGGGCAGCGGCACGGGCGCCGGGTGTGTGTCCGGCGTCGGCCCTTGGCTCCGTAGGAGCGCCTCGTAAGCCTCGAAGGCGTCCTTGGTGGCCGGGCCGTTGAAGCCGTCGATCTCCACGGGGATGCCAGCCGCCACCATCATCTTCTGTTGAACGCCTATGACCAGCCGGAGCCGGTCCCAGCCTTCGGCCATGGTGCCCAAGTAGGTCCGGGCAGCGGCCTCCGTCAGCTTGCCCCATTTGCCGTCTTGCGGCACGCCGAGGGCCTTTTGGACCTCGTACGGGGTGAAGGGTGTTTTCGTTGCCATATACAACTCCTTACGGCTCGCTGCCACCCCGAGCCTGCGTGACTTCTGTGCGATTGGCGATGCCGGGCAGCGGATCGCCGTTCCAGTCGAGGTAGCCCCAACGCTTGCCCAAGGCGATGAACTGAGCCGTCGCCTTGCTCTTGTCGTAGTGCCAGAGGCCGTTTTGGTTAATACTACCATACTTCATCGGCTGACCAGTGATATCGAAGTTGTTGTGCATCAGCAAGTTGCGAATGATGCCGACGGAGCCGGTCGCCTTCCCGTGTTCATCCGTGATATGCCCAAAGAGGTGGTAGGCCGGGCCGCCGAGAACGTTGTTGGCAATGACCACGTTCTCAACCTTGGACGTCTCGCCGTTCGAGTAGCGGCTTCGCACGGCCACCGTGTAGCCGCCGCCGATGAGCAGGTTGCCAGCCGCGATGAGATCGGTGTGGCTGAGGGTATTGGCTTCCGTGATGATGCGGAGGCACTGCGTCGTTCCGTTGGCGCCTTC